ATTAGTTGGACGTAATCTCCTGCTACTAAATTGAGAACGTAATTCCAAGCTGCCACCACAGGAGAGGCATTTGCACTACCTGTAAGCACTATTTTTCCAGTAGTTGAAGGAATGTCAACACCATTTTTTCTTATCCAAATATCCGCAACCATGTTGCCGCTACCACCTGTTTTCTCCATTTGCAGAGAAAACTGAATGTTATAAACTCCTGTATTTGCTAAGGTTACTCTTGTAGGATTTGAACTCCCATCATTTACAACGGTTACACCATTAGATAGATCAGTAGTATTGAACTTTACTGGATAGGCAGTATTTATGTTGGCTGCTGTTTGTGATGTAGTATCTTTAAATGCACCATAGTAACCTGTTGGCGTTGGTGTGGCTGTGTTGTTTAACACGCCTGCACCTGTCAAAGTCAAACCACTTCCAATAGTGATTTCCTCCATGATGCCACTACCTGCTGTTGCACGTCCAACAAGTTTGTTGGTTGTCATGGCTGTTGTGATTGTGCCACTCGTTGTGATTGGCCCACCACTAATCAAACCTGCGGTTGCAACCGATGTGACCGTACCACTTGGTATGCTTGGTTTATTTTTGATAAAGTCAAGTGCCGCATTGTTTGTTTGATTCCAATCACTTTGAATTTGCGCAGCAGGTATAGTTGGCTTATTTAATATTTCAGATAAACCACTAACGCTGTTCCAATCCGAGTTGACTTGTGCGGCAGGAATCGTAGGCTTATTCAAGATTTGTGCAACGCCACTTACAGCATTCCAGTCTGAGTTCACTTGCGCAGGTGGTATGCTTGGTTGGTTTATCAAATCAGTATAACTACCTGTAGTAGCAACCGTTGCAAGTGTTGGCTTGTTGAGTATTTGAGACACGCCACTTGCTGCTGTCCAATCACTATTCACTTGCGCTGCGGGTATAGTCGGCTTGTTTAAAATTTGAGCAAGACCACTGGATGCATTCCAATCTGCATTCACGGGTGCAGTTATAGTTGGCTTATTCAATACTTGAAAATCGCCACTCGTTGCATTCCAATCCACGGGCGTTTGACGCAAGCGATAGCCTGCACCTACAAGTGTCCAGTACAGCGTGTTGGTTGGCAGCAATGCGTCATTGTTCGCGATGCATTGGTACACATTGCCGTTGTACCACACCCTATCACCAATTACATATTGGTTGCCTGTTGCTGTGGTATGGTTGACGTTAAATGCAGTACTAACGTAATCCGTTACCCCGCCTCCTGCTGAATCAATTGTTACAGATCCATTGCCATTGTCCGTAATGGTTATGTTCGTGCCTTCAACTAAGTTCAAAAGTGTTTGCACTACGTTGTCAACGCCATTGGTTTGAAGCGTTATGCCGTAGCCCTGCCCATTTCCGCCTGTGCCACTAACACCACCAACAGACCAAATAGCCGGGATGTCGCATGCACTCCAGTCCCACGGCACAGCAAGTTTGATAGTGAATGCAATACCTGTAACCGTGTTTTTTTGTTCCTCCATGAACGGCTCGAACGTTGGCGTTTCAAGTAACTGCACATCGAATCCAAACAACTCCAAACCATTCTTCACTTCCGCTATTAAATCCTGCCCTAATCGGATGCAATCGCTAATGACTTCGCGTTGATACTCGGCCTTGTATTCTTTATCGCGTGGTATGTCAGCGAACATGATGTGAAAACCAAAGTTCATTGCACCTTGCACAGGTTCAATCGTGTCAGGCGTAACGTGCATGAATGGATATTGATCGTCCTGAAGTTGGTCGCTCATATCGATTTGACCATGCGTGAACCGACGTATCAAAAAGTGACCTGCGGCAAATGCTTCAAGTCGATTAATCAGTACGTTGTAACTATAGTTGTAACTTGTCATCTGTTCCTTTTTTTCATTTCTACTTTCTGCACATACACGTAATCTGCTAGGTATGTCAAGTGCGTAAATACTTCAAATGCGTTTCGATCCGTTACCGCATCAAACTTCGTTATGTCCCGTTCAGCTAGGCTCTCAATGATGTGAAACCATCCGTATGCTTCTAAGCCGTCTGGTGTTCCGTTGTCATCTCCTTCACTATCTCCGTTATCTCCTTTGCCAAATATTCGAGGGAACTGTTGTACAGCTCGATTTCTAAAGTCGAAAAAAAAAGCAGCACATTCAGTACATGATCTAGCGTCAACTCCTTCACAGCATCGACATACTTTCTTTTTGCCTCAGTCTTGTATGGCTCGATATCATAGTAGTTGCCAAACTTTGCTTTGATAGGGCGGTATAGTATGCACATCAGTTTGAGTGCAGCCTCACCATTCACCTTACCATTTTGGTACAGGTTGGTGCATGCGCTGTCAAGGTCAACGTATTCGCCAAAGGTCATCTCCTGAAGGTTTGGTATAAACCCTAACTCAATTGCGTTGGCACGCACCTTACGTTCGAAGTCATTGCTGCCTAACTTTATCGCAGCTTCAAAGCGCATGATGATTTCATCGATGATGTTGGCCTGTAGTAGTCTTATGCTCTCGTTGCTCTTGCCTGTGATGATACGCACCTGCTCAATCTTGTCGACTGCGTTTTGATAATCAATGTACTTGGCTAGTGATACGGCCTTTGCGTTAGCTGCTATGTTTAGCTTTAACTTCATGTTGTATTGTATTGTAGTTTTTGATTAGTTTTTGTTACAGGTCTGAATGCACCTGAATGATCACTGGTGCTTTCTCGTCCCCGCTGTGCGTTATGCGTGCCTGTTTTGGTTTAAAGTATTCGAGCACATCCAGTGTTAGACCTGCTGCCTTAAACTTCAAATCTTCGTCCCGGCTATCCATGCACTCGTTAATAAATGCAGCTACTTTTGGTAGTGCCTCGGCTACGAAATCACGACCGAACTCTTCCCATTCCAAAGTCTTTTTGTTCAAGCTTCCGATGGGTCTTCCGTTAGGATTATTGATTATTCCTTTGCTTGGCATTATTAAATGTTATTTGTTTAATAACTACTTCTGTTCATACTGCGCAATGCATACGGCTATGCGCTGTTGCGAATCGGGAAACTCACCTTGTACTTTCGCATCACTCATGCAGCGTGCGATGAATGCGCTCTTTGATTCGTCTGGTGTTGGTGTTGGTAATGGCATATTATTATTTATTTGGTATCAACTTTATTTAGCTGCCTTCTGAACTCAGTAATCAAATCGCGTATGCATGATGCGCAGCCTGATACCTGTTGGTGTTTGCCTGTCATTCTGCTAAACCAATAGTACAAAAGTTTCAAGTCTTCAGTTTCTATTTTATTTGCCTTGTGAACACGTTGGACAAACTCATCCAATGCAGCTATTTCTTCCTGCTTCCAGTCAAGTGCAAACCATTTATGTGCCGGGCATGATGCAAAGACGAACTTTGTCTTGATGGGCATGATGCATCCGCATAGTTTTATCTTCTCCTTGTAATGCGTCACGCTGTTCTCTTCAGGATCTACAGTGTTGCCTACGATAAGTGTGCCGCATGACTGCGTTAGTGGCTTAAAGAACTTGCACTTTTTACAAGTCGCTAGCCTCTCTCTTTGAATGTGCAATGGCACGTTGAAGTTCAACATGTTCTCGTATCTTTTTTAATGCCCTGTGTATTGCTGTGCGCAGGTATGGGTAGGGTATGCCCGTTGTACTGCTCAGTTCTTTGTAGTTAAAGTCAGGCTTTGAGTATAAACGCAGCAGGATAGCATCGAATTCGTGCATGCGGCCTATTGCGCTGTACAAGTATTCACCATCTACGAATGCACCTATCCATGTTTCATCCTGTTTTGAATCTTCAGCACCTTTCTCCGTGTGCAGCTCGTAGTACTTGCGATACTTTATTGCATAATCGCTGCGGTTGCTGTGCCAACTAAGCCACAATGCACGGTTTACATATTGCTCCACCTTCCCGGCACACACGATGTCTTGCACATCTTGCTCTGGTCTATCCATCAAACGTGCTAATACCTCATGCAGTAGATCGCTTCCCTTACTTTTATCGTGTGCAAGTCTTGTAGCCTTGTCCAGCCATGCGTTGTAGTGCTTTTTTATGTTATAGCTTACGCAGTCGATTTGTTAAAAGTGTTAAATTTTTAGGCTACATTGTTACACCTTTGAAACTTTAGTATATATTTGTACCCAACAAAGGTAATCAATAACAAACACAATGAACGAAGAAGATTTCTACACTGAAGACCACACTTGCATTCACTGCGATTGGCAGGTCAATTACTACAGCGAAGTAAAAGAACTTGCATCTGCTTTATGGATTAAGTATAACGCAGGTCTTGAAGGCGACGACCGCGCACCATACTGGGACACCTTCATTGATGATGCAATTGAGATTATTGCAAAAGACAAAAGCACAGTGACTATATGCCTTAAATGCTATTCAGAATTCGAGTAAATAATTTAAAACCTCAATACAATGACAACAATCGAAGTAACCCACACAATGCCTGCTTTGGAAACTAAGACAAGCATTCAACTGCCTTTCTATTTCACGTCAGGCACTTACTCAAAGTTTTATTGCTGCATGACTGCTGAAATGGTGCTAGTCACTATTCATAATGGCAACTACGGGCAGTACATGGAGACTAAAAATTATGATGACATGGATAGTCTAGCATCACGCCTATCTAATGAGATGCGCGACAAGCTATATTCTCCAATTGATGAGGCTATCTTCCATCATAAGTTTAGCGAAGTACATCGCGAAATGTTTTACAGCATTAATCCTGAACTAAAACCAAAGGCATGAGACAATCCAATGAACTAAATGGATTGATTGCGCGAACGGTGGGCAGTAAAGCTGCCCTCCTTCGTGCGATGCAAAAAAGCAATACACCTATAGTCAAGAAGACTTTGCATAATTGGTGTGTAGATCCGGGCAGCATTAAGCTGCGACAGCTAATGAATCTGAGCAACGTAATGCAGTTGCCATTGTGCGAAATAATCAATTCAATAACTATAAAAAACGAAGGCGATGAGTGAATTGCAACACCCCACACCTAAACAGGTAGCGTACATACGCAGGAACGTTAACAAGAAACCTTTTCACGTCATGCGACAGGAGTTGAAGATAAGCACTGGACTCATGTACGAATGGTTTAGGAACGTATACCAACCCGACAAGCAAGTGATAGTTGATGAAGAAGGTCAGGAGCTGCACAGCATATACCTTGTCACGCTAAACCAATTCAACTACATAGTAAACTTCAATGTGCCTATTGAGTATCACACCATCCAGTATTGCGCTCATCGCATTGGGTTTGATTATGAAGTAAGCAAGTTGAGTTTTTGGGAATACAACCATTTGCGGCATAACATACCATGCGTTAACGTAAAGACTAGTGCTAACTACGTGTCTGATTTTTGGGCAACTACTAAACTATGGCACGAATGAAGCACGACGAAAGTAGAATGCAGCAGCGATGTGTTGAGTGGTTTCGCTATTCGTTCCCACGCACATTGATTGCTTCCTTTCCCAATGGTGTATTCATAGGCGGCACAACGGTGCAAAGAGCCAAACGCTGGAACATACTTAAAGCAGAAGGCGCAATGCCCGGCATGCCCGACTTAATGATCTGCATGGCATCGGCAGGATATCACGCACTGTTCATTGAGATGAAAACCGAAAAGGGAAAGCTTTCCGAAATGCAAAAAATCGTTCACGCACAGCTTATCAATGCAGGTTACTGCGTCAAGGTGTGCAGGTCATTTGAAGAATTTACAATAACAATAAAAAGCTATTTAGAGAAATGAAACATCATACAAAAGGAAAATATCTTACAGCGATTGAAGACATACATAAGTCAAAAGAATTTCACGGTACTACTTGGAGTAGGCGATATAGGATAAGCTATGCTGTTATCTTGGCTATGAAAGAATTAGACATGATTCATCAAACGAGATATGGCTATTATCAATGGATAGGCAATAAGTGGCCTACTATGACTGACATTAATAAAATATACGATTGCATTCAACGAAAGAATAAACGTTACGCTAATGAATCAATTGCGATAAAAGATGAGCAATTAACGATTGAGCCAATTCTAAAAGCACCTATAGATATTCAACAACCTATCGTGAAAGAACCCGAATGCGACACGAGCAACAGCAAGATGATATTGATACTCGCAGCTGGTGCGCTCGTAGGCTTTATGATTGCCACAATTATTTGGAAGTAGAGATAGTTTGACTATCTTTGCTATGACTATCCGTACATGAAAACATTTAAAATCCCATCACTGCTGCATTGCCATTGCTCATTCGAGCGCGGATAGTCCTTTGCGTGCAGTGGTGGGTATTTTGCTTATGAGAGAATCAACAGTCTTTTATAGATCGTTTTACGAAGCGATTAAGGAACTTGATGCAGATACACAGGCACAAGTTTATTCTGCGATATTCGAATACGCATTGAACTTTAACGAGCTTGAATTGAAGGGCGTGGCTAAGACCGTATTCACTTTAATCAAGCCACAACTTGATGCGAATCAGAAGCGATACGAGAACGGAAACAAACCAAAGGTGAAGCAAGTCATAAGCAAACAGGAAGCAAAACCGAAGCAAGATGTAAGCAAGGTTGAAGCTAATGTAAATGTAAATGATAATGTAAATGCTAATGCTAATGTGAATGATAATGAAAATGTAAATGCTAATGTTTCAAGGTCGCGCTTTCGCGCTCCGACGTATGATGAAATTTTGGGATTTATGAAAGAAAGAAATTCATTAGCCAACAACCTGTGGCAAGAATCAAAAGTGATATCCGAAAGCAAGGCCTTCTACAACCATTACGAAAGCAACGGATGGATGGTTGGTAAAAACAAAATGAAAAATTGGCAAGCGGCCGTGCGCAACTGGATGAACAACAACTCTAAATTCGACAAACAAAAACCAAATCAAAATGAACGAGAGAAAAGAAATAACGACCTTGAACAATTCCGCAAACAGTACCGAAGCAGCCTTGCATCAAGTCTTGGCGTCGAAGACATCCCCGGCACTGAGTGAAATCAAAAAGCAAAAAGGCGAACAGGTAGCACTGGGTGTGTTGGTTGCATTGATGGACGAATGCCAACAGTACTTTAACCTGCAACAGCCTATGAACCCACAGCAGCTAATGCTCACAGCTGAATTGATAATGGAAGAATATTACTACTTGCGTGTGGAAGAATTTCGTTTATGCTTTCGCATGGCAATGAAGGGCGAGTATGGCCCAGTGTATAACCGAATCGATGGGCAGATATTCTTTGAATGGATACGCAAGTACTTTAGCAAACGTGATGCTGTTACCAACCGAATGGTGAAGGATCAACAGAGCAGCAACAACATCTACGAAATGTTCCAACACCCGCAGGTGGTCGATGCCATACACCAAGCATCAGACAAGTTGAAGATTGAACAAGCCCCGGCACAAGAAGCGAAAGACCGCAAGCCATCGGAGTTTGAACAGAAGCTAATTGATGAATACGATGCGCTGCCTATATGGGAGGAAAACAACCGTTTCAAAATTTACAAGAAAACACCTTTTCAGTTTACCGAATATCGCATGTGGCGTTATCGCGAATTGATTGAACAGCAAAATGAGTATTAACATGCAGTACGATAAACAGCGTGAGATAGAGCTACTACGCAAGTTGTTCCTGTTAACAGCTAAGCGCAGCATGCGTCCTGCCATGACAGATAATATGGCAATGCGTCTTATCTTTGAGGAGTTACTACTGCTCACTGACAAAGACGAATACAAGCTATGACCATTGGCGAATTGTTTGATAGGTTAGCTGATTACCCGGATGAGATGGAAATCTTCATAGGCTTTATCGACATCCATAGCATCTACCTCGAACACTTTGAAATCGTAGAAACAACAGACCTGAAAGGCAACAAGACAATCGCGCTAATGGTCGATGACATCGCAATAATTAATAATTAATATAATGAGTTATCAATTGAAAGAAGGGCAAGGAAGCCTATTTAAAAACGTAAACAAGAAAGCACCCGCACAACCTGACTGGACAGGCAATGTTATGATTGGTGGTCAAGAGATGCGACTTGCTGCATGGGTTAAAGAAGGCAAAGGCGGTAAGTTCTTTTCGCTGCAACTATCCGAGAATGAAAAGGCAAAGGAGCAGCCAACATCTAGTGATGATGACGACGGTTTGTTCTAATGATTGAGTACCTGCCGAAACAAAATGAAGCACTGCGTGTGTTGGGTAATTCACATCCGGCACGTGTGGTGCTTTTCGGTGGTGCGGCAGGTGGATCTAAATCCTTTATCGGATGTGCATGGCAAATAAGCCGAAGGTTTAAGTATCCCGGCACGCGAGGTCTGATAGGTCGCAGCAAGTTGGATACGTTAAAGAAGACTACGCTAAAGACTTTCTTTGAGGTTGCACAGATGTTTGGTCTTGCACCCAACGAACACTACACCATCAACAACCAAACGCATGTAATAAGGTTTGCTAATGGCAGTGAGATTATTCTTAAAGACTTATTTGCTTATCCTAGTGATCCTGAATTTCACGCACTGGGTGGTCTTGAGTTGACAGATGCGTATGTGGATGAAGCTGCACAAGTATCAAAGCGGGCAATCGATATACTTCAATCCCGCATCCGTTTTAAGTTACGCGAATTTGACTTAGCACCCAAGATGCTACTCACGTGCAATCCATCAAAGGGATGGCTTTACAATGAGTTCTACGCACCATTCAAAGCAGATAACCTAGCGCAACATCTTGCATTCATTCCATCGCTGCCAACAGATAACCCACACCTGCCTGAAAGTTACATTGAAACGCTGCGCATGTTGCCTGAAGTCGACAGGCGCAGGCTACTGGATGGAGATTGGGAATATGACGAGAGCGTAGACAACCTGTACCAATACGATGACCTCATGCGTTGCTTCCGGGAAGAAGAAACAAAGGGCGATAAGTTTATCAGTGCCGACATCGCACGTCTAGGAAAAGACAGAAGTGTGATTTGCGTGTGGCATGGTTTGCAGTTAATGGAGATTCACGAGCTGCGCAAGCAACCAATAACAACTGTTGTTGCTACCATTCGCCAACTATGCGACAGGCACGCTATCAAATTAAGCAATGTGATCTGTGACGAAGATGGGGTCGGAGGGGGTGCGGTCGATTCGCTCCGTTGCCGCGGCTTTCTCAATGGCGGGCGTGCAAAGCAATCAGATAAGTTCACCAACCAAAAGGCTGAATGTTATTTCAAGCTTGCCGAATTAATCGAGCAGAACAAAGTCATATTTAAAGTCAATCAGTTCCGCGATGTGATCGTGCAGGAGCTAGACATGATACGTCGCAGGCAACCAGAAGCGGATGGCAAACTTGCTGTGATAAGCAAAGACGAAATAGCACGCATGCATGGTAAGTCTCCAGACTATGCAGACGCTATAATGATGCGCATGTACTTCGAGTTGTTTCCGAATTACGGCAGCTATAGTTGGGCATAGCATTCCTCAATTTTAACAATTATTAACAGGGTGAATGTAACTACTTGCACTATCTTCGCCCTATCAATTTAAAAACAACACACATGAAATCAGTATCTACTATCCTCCGCTACGTTGTAGCCATCATCGTAATCTTCGCTGTTCTTTCTTACTGCCAAGAGTTAAACGATTGCCTCGCTAAGTAAACCAATCAATAATCAATAACATGAATTTTCACAAAGACAATCTTGAAGCATTGCAGAAGTTTCAGCAGATGCTCAATGCAGAACCCGACCCGCTCGGTGTTGAATCTACACCCGACAAGAAGGCACAGACGCTAGTCATTAGCCACGTTGAAACCACACTGGATGAACTATTCTTCGGACACTGGAGAACTGAGAACTTTAAATGGGCGGTACTTGCTAACGAGGTGCAGGCATCACTTGAGTTAGTAGTGATACATCCGATTAGCGGCTATGAGTTAAAGCGCACCGGTGCTGCATCGGTTATAATCATGGTTGACAAAGTACCTGACAACGTGTTCGGCAGCGATCGTAATAGATGGGCATTAAACCCCGATAATAAAAAAGCCAATGCAATGGACTTAGCATTCGGTAAACTTAAATCTGAGTGCCTTAAAAACGCAGCATTGTCATTAGGCAAAGTGTTCGGGCGTGACCTTAACCGCAAGAATAAGGACACCTACAAGCCATTCAAGTTGAAGGGCGCACTCGGCCGTGGGCATGAACAGGATGTGCAGTACGTGCGTGAACTTATCGCAGCTGCAACCGACATCACACAGCTTGCAAAAATCTTCAAGGCATGCAGTCCTGAAATACTTGCTGAAGTAGGTGATGAAATTAATTTTAAAAAGCAGTCGTTCGGAATTTCTGAATAACTATATTTGACCATCAATAACAACACAGAATGGAAAACGTATTATTCAGAGCGTCACAACTTGGTAAGTTGATGACCGATGCAAGAACCAAAACAGGTCTAAGCGAAACAACAAAGAGCGCACTACTGGAAGTCTATGTGCAGCAGAAGTACAAACGCTACAAAGAGATAAGCAACAAGTACATTGAGAAAGGTTTGGCTGTAGAAAACGATGCTATCGACATGTGGCGTAGGGAACGCAAACAGATTGTGTTCAAGAATGAGCAGAAGTTCCGCAATCAATTTGTAGTTGGTACACCCGACTTGCTCATCATTGATGACAATGACAAGTGTCTAAACGTTCCTGACATCAAATCAAGTTGGGACATTCACACGTTCATGGATGCAAAGCAGAATGACATTAGCAAAGACTACTACTGGCAAGGTCAAGCGTACATGTGGCTCACAGGCGCACCTACTGCGACCTTCTGCTATGTGCTAGTAAACGCACCTATCGAAATGATTAACGATGAGAAGTATCGACTATCGCGCAGGCTCAATCTTATTGATCCACAAGGTGACCCTACCTTTATAAAGAAGGCACAGAGCATTGAGCGCAACATGATATACGACATGGAGCAGTTCATGCGCGATTACCCGGATGCAGATTTGGAAAGTCACCGCATGGAGTGGACGTATGACATACCAGTGCAGGAACGCATACACGAAAAGGTTGTGGAGTTTGATGAGGCAGCAATTGCAAAGCTTCAGGAGCGTGTACCAATGTGGCGTGAATATCTTAATACCTTAGCACTATGAGCGAATTAACATTACTACAAAAGGCAATGCGAGTTGTCGAAGAACATGAACCAAGCTTGTTTGATGTTCACACGCAAAAGGGACGAAACTTTATTCACGATATGCACGATTTATTGCAAGAAGTAGGATATGGAATTAAAGGACCGCAATGCAAGGAAGGCACTGGAACAACAGTAATATATAATCCTGCAACAGGTAAAACATACAAGCCACTATGAAAAAGCAAACAGCAGTAGAATGGTTGGTAGATGAATTGCGCATGCGTTATGATTCAGGCGCACTTGATGCAATCAGTATTAGCATATTGAAAATGCGAGCCAAAGCAATGGAGAAGGAGCAGATGTTGGATGCTTATAATGCTGGAAAAGATGACCATCATCACATGTCTTATGCGGAACAATACTACAACGAAACATACAAATGAAAGCAAAAGACAAAGCATGGCAACTGTACTCTATCTTTTTTGATATAGCTGAAGGCAGTATGCAACAAGGACAACTTGCGCTAGTACATTTTAAAGCAGTCAACGCTGCAATAGAATGTGTTGATGAAGCATTAACTTACGCCCCGGATGACATCGTTAATGACTTTGAAGGCACAGGTGAATACTACAGCGTCAAAGCATACTACCTTCACGTAAAGAGTGAACTACTAAAATTGAATAAGTATGAAGCGAAAAGAGATGCTAAGCCTGACGAATGATGAATTACGTTTGCTTCGGCATAAGTACCTCGGCATGGTTGGCAAAACGCCCTCAGAAAAGGATTACATTAATAGGACTTTAATCAGAATAAGACAGGAACTATTTATAAGACAAGCCCAATGACACAGGAGAAAAAAGAAACAGCTATCAGACGTTTGCACATGGCTTTAAAGAAACGATTTCAAGGTCAAGCTATCAACATGCCATGGTCACAAATGGAAGGCTTTTTAAACGCAGCACAAACCGTTGAGATGAATCACATCCATGATGCCTACCATGAAGGCTACACAGATTGTAAAGCAGGACTACCAAATAAAACCCAACAAGATGACAGCAACACTAACATTTCAATTACCCGATGATCAGTATGAATACAACTACACGTTGAATGCTGCCCGGTACAAAGATGCGTTAATTGATATTATGGATATCATGAGCAGTGAATACAAGCACGGTGGACACGATGGAGATGTGCAGATAAAGATTGCGCAACTATACGATACGTTCTATGAAATCACTGAAGGATTGCTTGACCAATAGTTATATATTTGCAATAGCGATGTGATTATACGCATCATTGTTTTGTTATTGATTGATACAACTAGCCTCCTAACGTGGAGGCTTTTTGTTATCTAATCTTTCCGTTTACAATGCGGTAGTTGCTCACTTCAAATTCTTCGTTGTCCATCACACGCACATGGGCAAATCCATGATGGTGTTTGTTTATTGGCATGTAGTCAGGGTGCAGCTCGCACAGACACGCCACACTCCAACACGTTGTTAGCTTGCCGTTGATGTTCGGCTCAGTATGTTCACTTGCTTGATGGTGATGCCCACACAATGCACTGTCTTTTGCACGTAAGAACAAACCTCGCGCTATGTTTACGGGACTAAATACCGATGCACCCAGTTCATGACCATGCAGAATGGTTAGTTTCCCGGCATGGATTATCTGCTTGTCAGGAATGAATGTGATGTTTAACTCGTCAAGCTTCATTAGCGATTCAAAATTGAACTCATCCATACCCAAAAGGTCAGGAGCATTGCGCATGATATAGTGTTCATAGCGCACATCGTGGTTGCCGCACTTGTAATAGATAGCGGCGTTTGGAAATAGCTTGCGAAGGGTAGCAAGAAACTGCCTTGTCATCAATACCTCATGCCCAAAGTTTCTTTTGCGTGGGTCTTTTTCAAATCTGCTAATAGCATAGAAGTCTATAATATCACCATTGAGCAGGATGGTATTGACTTCATTCTCCAGACCGTACTTTAACGCAAGTGTCAACGCCTGTATGTTGTGATAAGGCACGTGAATATCCGATAGCAGCAGGATGTTGTTATGGTTTATCGGAAGTTTGAATGGTTTGTAGTTGCTTTCCTGCGATGGTGGAAGGTCGAGCGGGTTGCTCTGTTCAGGCATTAACTCGTTTAGCATATTCCCGAAGTCGGCAATATGGTTTTCTAGCTTTGCCAAATTTCCATTTAGCTTCGGTTTAACGTCCTCAACTGGATGCAAGCTATGATACTTGCGCCAACTATAAAACAACCGCTCAAATGACTTGTATGTTGTTGTGATGCCATGCTTCACCATCGCCGCCCTAATGCGGTCTGCTATCGCTCCTGTTCCTGCATGTATCTCTTTGTAAATTTCCGCATGCCTGTTGATCATTATTGTTTTGCTTTTAGATAGCCAGTAAGTTCCGCGATGTTGGCACTAATAATTGCGTTCTGCGTTTGGATTGCATCAATCTTTGCTTCCAACTTATCTGTTTTACTTGACAGTTCAACTTTTTGCGCACGCATGCTATCTGTTATTGTAGTCATTTCTCTTTTATGATATGATTCTAGGTTGCCTATCTTTTCACTTAGCTTGTCATCACTGCGCTTCAATGCAAAGTATAAACTAGCAAGTGAAATAGTTCCACCAACAATCGTTGCTACATCGCGAAATTCAAACTCCATCTGTTTATAGTATTGCAAAATATATAGTAGAAACTGCTACCGCTGTGATACCTAAAGTCAGGGCTGTGTTAGTAATTATCAACCGCGTGTTGCGTTTCTTTAGTTGTTTTATTTCGTCATCTTTCTCAGTGGCGATAGCCTTTTCAATAGCTTGCTTGTTAGCATATATCTCCGCTAGTGTTTCATAACTATCTGCTTGAATGCCTGTAATCTTTGAGTAATACGATACTTTTATTCTTTCAAGCTGGTACAAACTATCTATTTCCATAGCCGTGCCGTACCAATACATCATGCTATTGTAGTTCAGATTGAAAAGTTGCAGATCGTAAGTTGTAAGTTCGGGTGTAAAATCCTTTTTTAAGTAGGCTGTCCGACTTTTTGAGCGTTGCCCGAAACTGAGTAGTGGCAGAACTAGGAGTAGAAGAAAGAATATTGTATGTTTCATTGCGGTAAATTTCATTTGTGATTTGTTGGTTTTGAATGATGGTATCTTGGTGTATGTTAAGTGAATCAATTTTGATGAATAGGCTATCTGCTTTGCGATTGTTAAGGTCAATGACATCATAGAGTGAATCGTTAACAGAGCGCAACCTATCAATAGCCGGGTCGCGGTTCTCATTGCATGACTTCACGCCAACAATAATCATGATTAGCACAACGGATGCAACCGCTGAGATTAGCACAGTGTTTCTTAGTTTGTTTTTTTCCATCTTGTTATATGTAAATTTTTAGATAGTGGGCGAATCTTGTAATAGACACCATCACGAGTGCGGCTATCGCGCATGCCTTGGTCATTGGTGTTGCCCTCAATAGTGCGCACTGAATACTTAGCCACCTTGTCAACGATGCCAGTGTGACCGATGCCCTTGTACCTCTTTCCCTTAAATGAATTGTAGCTTAATGTCATCACTAGCGCATCGCTATCGCTAAACGATTTGACGAACTTACCATCCGTAAAGATGACATCGTTTTTATTGTACGCAGTAGGTGACCATCCAGTTATGGTGTGTGCTATGCCGCACTCGTCGAGCATAGCCATTACAAAGAAGCTGCACCATGCATAGCCGGGCTTCCAACCTTGCTGCTTCATTAGCACAAGTAGAGCCTTGTCATTAAAGCCCATGTTGTTGCCGCCCTTTTCTCTTACCCCTACGAATGATGCTGCGGTCGCTCTTACGCAGTAACCGTCATCAGCATGTGTAAGATATACAGGTATGCAGCAAAGTAGAACGCATATAAGAGCAGGTATAAGACAACCTTTTGCCATGTGGTTAGATAGGTGTTTATTTCATACTTAATTTCTTTGTTGTAAATCTCGCGTTGCAATGCCCTAAAATTGAATCTAATGCCCAAAAAAACGACAAAGTTTGCGAAGACCATAACAAGTGCAGCAAGCACAATGTACTGGATGTATTCGGTGCTTATGATTGCGTCGTTGAAATAGGCAACGGACACAGTGCCTGAAATCGCAAACACTAAGAAGGCAAGTGGTATCGACCACAGGCCATCTATCAACTGCAACTTGTAGCGCAATGATTTCAACGCATTACTTTTTTCCTGCGGTTGTTCCTTCTGCTTTTCCATTTGCTCGTAGTTTTAGTGACAGCTCGCGCTCATACTTGCGCAAACGTTCAGTGTAATCTTGTTTAAGTTTCTTCTTATCACTCATGGTATACGATTAATGATGTTACGTGAGTAGGTAGGATTAAATGAAGTAGCCGTGTTGCCCGTGCTGAACTGGTAGTTAAGTACATTGGTCACATCCGTGCGTGGTGAGCGGTCAGGCCATGTGGCTGTGCTGTATTCAGGGAACAAACTGCTGTTAGCGCATAGGTAATCGACAAGCAAAGTCGTGTAGTGCTGTGCGTTTTGTCTTGCACGATCTATCATGTCCTTCATAACGACATCCGAAACAGGTACGGTGTCTTCAGACTGGCGTTGCACCAGCGTGCCATTGTCCATTCGGTAGCAAAGGTTAGGCGTTACGTCTACCATAACCCACCACAGAAGCATCTTTTGAATGTAATCCTCAAGTAATACTTGATAGTTGCCCGCGATTGTGTTGGCTGCTACGTCAGCCTTAATCTTATTGAGCAAATCAGTTCCCAAAAAGGGAAGCAGCCATTTGTCCTGTGCTAAATATATGGATGGGTATAATAAGTTAGGGTCAACGCTTCCGTTCACCGTGCTATACTTCTTAATATAGTTCTCTGATATGAGTAGTACTTCTGGCATAGTATTATTTATTTATCTCCGTATATAGGATTGGTTGGAAGAAAGCCGTTGTTATCTTGATCAACAGGTAACTTGGCAACACGTTGGTCATTACGCACCTTATAGCCCATGCGTTCAGCAAGTGCTACAGCTATTCGTTTTGCGTCAGGGTCATTAGGATTAATCTTTGCGCCTTTTGCATCTACATATACACGCTTTTCCCAAAAGTGTCGGCAGTTACCACCGCCTTTGTAAAACCAAATGTCATAAGTGTTCGCACCTTCAGGGCCCCATCCGGGATTGACTGCGACATTCTCCATCGACACGATATCTTCTTTGCGATATAGCTTGCCTGCCTCAATCATTTTTTTGCAGAATGGGCGCATGTTGTCATGTCTAAAATCACCTGCGTACACATAACGTGTAATGAAGTATTTGCCGTCTATAATAGCGTCCTGTTCGCTCTTTGCCGCTGGTCTTGCAGCACCTGTTCGCACTGCAAACTCGTGTTCTATTTCCTCATCTGCATTGTAGGCATCAATCAGCAACCACTCTTCCTTTGCATCTTCGCCTAATGCTATTAGCGCATCACCTACTGTGCTAACATCTTTTTTTTTTTCGTCACTCATGATGACTTCCTGCGGTTGCAAGCTACCGGGTAATACATCGGCAAAGATTGCATCAACTGTTGCAGCAGGTAGTGTTGGGAATGCAGCCTGCACGATTGCCTTTGCACTCGTCACAGGTACAGCACCCGCAGCGCTTTGCATTACGATGTCAACGAGCGATGTAATCTGCGCACCATTCAATGCCGTTGCAGCAACATCCGATGTTGTTCCACCCGTTGCATCCACAACTGCTTCAGCCTGCTCAATTGCAAGAGGTGTGTTTGGTAATATCTCAAAGGTTACACCCGGCATTTGATTGCTCAATAATTCTTCAAGGCTGTAATTGATTTTGTTTTGGTACGGCTCAATGACTTGGTTGTTAAATATCTCCAGTCCTGTAGCCATCTCATCTTTGTTGCTACCAAAGCCACTCCCTGTATCTCGAATACCAAATAGAAGTGGTGTAGTAACACGGTGCGCTGTGATAATCTTCTGCGTTGCCGTATCATTCATTAGTTGATACTGCTTGTCCGCATCGTTCACAGGGAATGGTGTAATTTCAGTCTTAGGTTGATCGCGCTCGTTAAAGAACATAACCACCTTGCCTGCATTACGTGCGCCCGACATCTTATTCTCCCAGTCCATCATCATCTGTTGCTTCTGCTCAGGCGTTGCCTGCCCATTGTAGAAGTTAATAATAGTTGATGGGAAAAGACCGTTTGATATTTGGTTGATATGAAAGATAGAAATCTGTTTATCTAACTCAATATAGTTGATAGCACTCCAGTAGTCAGGTCGTGGGTACGTGTCGCTGCCTGTGTAGGTGAAGCACCAATAGATTTGACGTGGCTCAGCCTCGCGTGTTAGGTAGTTATACTTGGGAATGAACTCAGGCGTGTTGCGTTTCTTGCGTGTGTTGCTCCAGTCGTAGCTGTGGAAGATTCCTATTTCGCTATCGTCATCCTGATTCACTGCAATGCGACACTCTTCGAATGGTATTGCGTTAAGCTTTGATATAACTGTGCGGTCATTGCTCCAAATCACTTCAATGTAAAAACCACCAAACAACTTTAAGTCGTGCGCAGCCGCATAAGTCAACGTGTCGATGTTGAGTGCGTCAAGTTCTGCCTGATATTGTTCTGACTGGATACCCTTTCCGGCTATCATGTCACCAATAGCAACAACCAAACTACCATGCACTGGAGATTCGTGCGCAAGGTCACGCAAGTACTGCGGGAAATCGTTTGCATCTCCGTAGTTTACCCACCCTTTGCGGTCTACTTTTTCTGCATCACTCTTAGCAACGTATTCCGATAACTTTAGTGATATTATATTTGATTCGTTATGGCTCATATATGATGTCATTTGGTATAGTTACTACAGGCACATCAAACCAAGTTGTGTTCTGACTTAATACAGCATATCCACGCTGACACAAACCAATAACAAGACCGCTTGTCGGGTCAATATTGCTACTAGAATTCTGTCCATATACTTCATACCTGTAACGCCCCGCTAATGTAAGGCCAACTGTTGTGATAAGCAGCTCTGTGATACGCACATTCTCGTTAACAATGGTTGCAACCTGTGCAAGCTTATTGCCTGTTGTGCTATTCTCTTCATGTGTCAACACTAACAAATAGTTAGTGAATGGTGTGGCAAAGTATTGCCGTGCTTCGTCAAGTGATAGAAACACTTGTTGCGTTGGTGTATTTGTTTGAAGATAGATCATTGACGTTATTTAAAAAAAAGGGGCAAGTATAAACCTGCCCCTTTCAATACAACAAGAACACAACGGAAAACGCTCTTAGTAAGCAGGGCTTACAGTAATACTTGCGAAGTTGTCGAAAGGTACTGTTGTGAATGGCTCAAGGTGAATAGCAGGAACAAGTTCTTCTGCTGTCGTTGTCACCTGATAACCCATCAAATCAGCCTTTTGCTGTCCTGATTGTACAGTTCCAGCTGTAAGCTGTGAACCTTCACCAGAACCAACCATCAAAATTTGATCGTCGTTAGTACGGATGAACACAATCATCTTCGCCTTTGCAACGTTCAAAAATTCGTTGCGCATATCTTGATTCAATTTACCGAAAGTCCATCCAACTTCCTGTGAGAAATACAAAGTACCTGTTTCCAAGTTCTTGTTTACAGTCTCAATGTAAGAACCGCTGTTGCGGAATGGAACGTAACGATATAGAGTTGCAGTAGGCAATCCATCAACTTCACCTGTTACAGCATCAAAGGTGATGCCCGATGTGAAGTCATCGAAGTTAGCAATGAGCACTTCGCGTACACCTCCGATACCTTCAAGGCATCCGAGTGTAAAACCAGTTGTTAATTCACAAGCCATGTTTTTATAGTTTTAAAAGGGGGCTGTTACACCCCCGTTATTATTTTAAAGATTATGCTCCCCAATATGTGATGTCCTCAGCTACTGCGATCTGTGCTCCGAGGTAGAAACGTGCACCGTAACGAACGTTCTGTGAACCATCCAAGTTCTGCATGTCCAAGATGAACACTTCGTTCATCTGGTTTTCCTGCCATGTACCGAGCATCAAGTTGCTAGGTTGTGAGAAAATGATATTGTTTGCAGACATACCCGGACAAACGTAGATTTCGTACATACCTACAAAACGACGGTTAACCTCAGGGCCACCTGTCAAGTACCAACCATTGCCATCAGCAATCTGTGCTTGCATGTAAAATTCCCATGCAGCCTGTCCCATGTACAATGCAGGCTTTTCAGCAGCACCTTTAACAGCAGCAGGAGCTGTGTTGATGATGTCCCAAATGGTAGCGATGATGTTGGTGTCGCTCAATGCGCCTGAACCCGCAGATACAGCACCTGAACCACCAGCCTTAATCAAAGTTTCAAAACCATCGTATTGACCAGCTGTTGCGTTAACACCTGACCACATGATTGTTTCGTTTGCAGCAGCAATACCACCAACCAAACGGCCAATGATTGCATCTTGGATTTGTGTGTTTACACGCCCGCTCATTACGTCAGCAGTTGTCCAGTCAATGAAGAAATCCTTCTTACAGATTTGACGTTGAACTTGGAACTCTTCCAAAGTAAGTATGCGCTCGGTCAAAGTGATCGTGCCTGTTGGCGTGAAATCACAAGTACCTGCGGCAAAAGTTACGGTGTCATCAATTTTACGTACTACAGATTTGTAAGGTACGTTAGGCTTCATTGTCACGTACTGTGCAGATACGTTTGACAAAAGTGCCTTGGCTACTATCTCACCTGCCAGTTCGCCGGCATAGGTTGTAGTTAAAGAGGTTGTCGTTGGCATTTTATTTTACTTTTTTTTTGTTTACTTTTTTGAACGGATGCTTTCCATAAAGTCGCTGAATGTGTTACCATTCGATGCAACAACAGGTTGAGCATTCTTTTTAAATTCTTGAGATTTTACAGAAGGCACAGCAGGTGCTTTCTTTACTGAAGCGAGTTCAGCCTTAACAGACTTTACTTCGTTTTTTGCAGATTCAACCGCAGCAGCAAGCTCGGTTTTTTCAGTTTCAAGTGCAGCGATGCGCTCAGACAATTGACCGATTACAGCAACAAGGTCTTCGCTGCTCATTTCGGTTTCAACTTCCATCTCTCCGATCATTGCAACCATACCATCTTCGCCTACAGTTACCATAGTAACGCCATCTTCTAGCATGTACTCGCCCGCAGGAACTGGAACTGGATTGCCTTCTGCATCCTGTGTGTAGATGTCTACGCCCGCAACCCATTCGTTGGCGGTAGAATAGATTTTAGTACCATCGCTCAAAGTGCCTTCTACTGCGAATTGCAACTCTGTTGCTGGTGCTTCTGCTGTAGCTTCTTCTTCGAACTTGATACCAACTGTTGATGGGTCAATGCCGTACTTATTGAATACGCTTTTGATTTGTTCTTTTATGTTTGACATGTTGGATATTTGGGCTATTGTAGAAAACAGCCTGTTTTGTTACATCCGACATTTGATTTATCTTAGCGGGGTAATTAAATACATAGATTTATGAAAGCACCGGAAACACTTACTAAAAAGGTATCAGCACGATTGACTGAGAAACAATACAAGACGATGTGCAAGAATGCAAAGGCATCAAAGATGAACCTTGCCGAATACGTGCGGGCATGCATCCTTTGATTAATTTAGTTTTGGTAAAAAAAGAAGGCCCTCGTTTGGGCCTTTCTTTTTACTCTAAAACCTAAATACTGAAACTACATCTACCGATGCTAAGGTAATAAATTTACTTAGTCACTAAAATAGTTGAAGTGTTATTTGTTGCAACCGCATCAGGTGAACCATTTACAGCTACAATCTTAATCGTGAAGTTGCGTGGCATTGTTAGTCCATTCAAGTACATCACACTTCCAAATGACATGTTACTACCTACACCAATTCTATCTGCTCTGTCCCATGTCATGATTTGCGCACCTTCAAAACCATACGTTGCCTTCCAGCTTGTAATCGGAACACTACCGCGATTGAATGTGGTGTAGTTAATGCGAACACGATTAGCATCGAGCCATGTAAAGCTGTTAATCTTTATTTCTGCATCTACACCTGTTGTTGGTGGATTAAGTGCGGTAATGGTCGTGCCTGTGCTTATGGTGTTATCATTCTCATTGAACTCTAGTATCACCATGTTTGGATCTATGGTAAGTGAGAATTGAGAGTTGCCGGTCACGTTGTTAGGCAATCCAAATGGCGTTGTCTTAGTTGCTACTAATTGACCTGCAGGTATGGTTACATCGCCCGTGTAAAAGATAAACTTTGTACCATCGGGGCGTGTGAAGGTAAGCTGCACAGTTGCCGTTACATCTTTGCTATACATTCTGTCCATGTTGACAGTATAGACAACGTTGATGCTAGTACCTTGAACCGCGTTTGCAGGTGTGCTAATTGTACCAAACAGATTGAACTCAGGCGTGGGCACAGGAACAGGATTGCCACCATCTAAACTCTTTGCAATCGTCACTGCACTAAACATATCAATTACACCATAGCCTAGTTCTGCACTCTTGCCATTGACATCGTAAACATAACCGCCTGTCTTTCTCCCAGCTTGACGCATTACATCGGACACTTGCGATTCAGTGAGTGCAGGATTAGCAAGTATTACACTACCTGCGATTGCAGCCATCACAGGGCATGAACATGACGTGCCACTGAAGTTAGTGTAGTTGCTTGTAGTGTTGTAACCAAATGCACCCATGCGGTCAGTTGTTGGGCATCCTGTGCCGGGTGTTGCAGCGAATGTCTTTGGCCCATAGTTACTAAATGATGCACGCAAGTTTGTTTGCGTTGATGCACCAACAGCATGTACCATCGGATAGATAGCAGGAGCTTGTGTAAAGTTGCCATTGTTTTGGTTTCCGCTACTTGCAAAAAGTGGAATGCCTTTGCCACCACGACCGAAGGTCTTTGCTGCCGTCATCGCGTTTTGGAATAGTGGATAGCTTGACGAACCACCACCACCCCATGACATTGACACAGCAACGCAGTTAGGATTAGCAATTGCCTTGTTCATTGCACGTGTTACGATTGTATCGGATGTACCAAAGCTACCACTTGCTGTAGATCCATATCCAATGTGTAGAAATTGAACCTTCAACTTGTTGTTACCAAGTGATGACACGCCTATGTTGTTATCCGTTGCAGCACAAATCAAACCTGAACATGGTGTGCCGTGTCTTTCGAACTCACTGACAGGGCGTACATCTGCTGTATCCGTTACACAGTTCCATGATGTGTTGCTTATCATGCCCTGCAAGTCTTCATGGTCAACATCGCACGCGATATCTAGCACAGCGACTTCACCATAGGCAGCACCATCAATCAAACCCCACGCCTCTTTTGCTTTAACGTTAGGTAAGTGCCATTGACCATCGTAGGTGTATGCATCTGCATTCACTTCGAATGGTTGGATGTAGTCAGGCTCAACGCTAGTGAATAGTTGGGTGTTCATTAACGCAGCATAGAACTCGTCAAATGACGCGAACGCTGGCACTTCTACAAAGAGCGTGTTGGTTAGTCTGAACGTTTCAGTAACTACCACCTTGTTCTTGTTTAGATAGGCGATTGCCGCATCCAAATTGGGAGCAACAAGGATAGCAAGTCCAGTCGGGATGTTGTCGAGTGAACCATCTACCTGATATGCCTGCGATACTTTGGTAGAATCAGGAGCAACTGGGTTAACATCTTCGAACACAATGATACCAAACGGCTCATGCACCGCACGAACATTCGGCTTGTTCTTGTTCTTGTCAAAAGACTTCTTGTCTTTGAACTTAACAGCATTTATTTTCATTTGTTGGGGTTTACATCTTTCAATAACTGATCTATCTCCAGCAACAATTCCGCTTCGTAATTCATAACGCCACTCATCGACACGCCTACTTCGTTAAAGAATCCTTCTATGCTATAGCCACGCACCTTGCCTTCCTTTACATCTTCCCACACATGGTCTTCGTCTACCTTAGTGCCGATAAACCATGTGCCATCGGGCAACTCAGGCAATCCTAGTTGCATTGATTTATCCATCTTGCCCTCTTTAATCCATGATTCAACAACGGTCACACCCGTGACAGGTATCTCATGCTGTAGGTTGGTGGTGTGTTGCAGATTCTTTTTGAAAAATTGATGTGCAATAGCGCTGACTGTTGGCCTTTCAAAGTACACATAGTACGGTTCGCCTTTCTCATCATAGCGCAATATCTCTTTATCCGGTATGAGTGCAGGACCGTATAGCATGCGACGTTCCTCGTCAACCTTTGCTAGTTGCATCTTGCTCAATGCAATCCAGTTCTCTTCAATTGCAGGGCTATCTACTAAGCCCATTGCTGTAATGCCTAGACGGCCTTCCTCATCTATCACGCACTTAACTACTTTTCTTTTTTCCATGTTACAAATTTAGTTTATGATTATCCTATTCGTGCAAGGTCTTGTACTTTCTCGCGCACTTCTTGCTGTGATGCTACGTCACCTGCCAGCACATACGCACGCGGGGTTACTTGTTCAGGTCTATCTTGTAAAAATGATGCGGCAAGTGGATTAAACTGTGCAGGCTGTGAACCTTCGCCACCACCTCCGCCACCTCCACCAACATCCGGTAAACTCGGCGCACTTTGACCACCACCACCACCGGGTGAACCACCACCTTGAAACTGCTGGCCTGCAATTGTTTTTACGTTTATAAGACCAGCCGCGATTGCAGCACCTGCCGCAATGAATGGTTGCGCTGGAAATAAGATTGTTGCAGGATTAGCCGCGGCAGCCGCAAAAATAGCGTTGGCTGATTTGTATGTGTCGATTGTTGCCTGTCCTATACTCAAACCTTTTTGTATTTGAAATGCACGCTTTGCACGCTTTTCATCGCCTTTAGCAAATGAACCAACAAGTCCACTTATTGCGCCTAACGCATCCGATGTCGATTGTAACTTTGCATCTTGTACCGCAAACTCATATGCTTTTCTTCTTTCAGCAGAATCTATTTCTTGTTGTTCTAAGGCAGCCTTGTATGCGGCATCAACTTCAACCGTACTTTCTCCTGCCGCAATTGCTTTTTCGCGTAACGTTAAATATTTATTGTCGATTGCAATGATATCATTTTGGTCTTGCGTTAAGTTGGCCGCATCTTGTTCAGCACGCAAGGCAGTTATCGCTGCATCGTATTCCTGTTCTGCTTGTAATCTTTTTTGTGCTTCGGCTTCTGCGGCTGCTGTTTTTTGCTTTTCAGCATCGTCAAATTCTTTTACATTTTCCTCATACAACTGATTCAGCAGGTCGCTGACTTCTTGTTCAGCTTTTAGCTGTGCATCTGCTGCATCCTTTGCCGCCTTTGCTTTATCGTCCGCTGCCTTTTGTGCTGCTGCCTTTTCTTTCGCATCTTGCGCATTTAGTATTCCATCGCGCTGGTTGTTTAAAGACACCAATGTTTTTTCAGCTTCCTTGACTATTTTTTCTTGGTCTTTTCGCTCTTGTTCTGGATCAAATATTTTCTTAACTACAAAGTTATTTACGTCTTCGAAGACCGATGACACATCTATTTTTTCAATGCCCAGTCCTAACTTGTTTAGTACGTCAATAGATCCATTTACAAAACCTTCAAAGAACTCAGCAAGCTTGCGTTGTGGAAACGTAACAAAGTCGAGAAACGTTTTTAAGTATTCAGCATTGCGCTCAGCAGCTTTAATTTGTCCTTCTGCTTGTATGCGTGTGGTTTCAACAACCGCCTGTTGTTCAAGTATAGCGGCATCTAATGCTTGCAGTTTTAAATCGGTTATTTGTTTTTCAGTTAAGCCCTGACGTTTTAAAGATTCCTCCTGCGCACCTATTGCATCAACTTGTTCCTTGGCTAACGCTGCACGTTCCTTTTGTATATCTAGTGCTTCCGTTTCCGCATCAGTTACCCCATCAATAAGCGATAACAGTTCCTCAGCATAAACGATAGCAGCTGCAATGGCGGCACCAATTAAGAAGATAGGGTTAGTAAGTAGTGCCTTACCAATGGATGCAAATGCGCTGCCTATGCCTTGAATACCTTTGGCAATATCACCCGGCTTGATTTGAGTAATGTTTTGAGCAAGCAACTTTGCACCCTCAGCGGCACCTTCAAAGTCAAGGTTTGCAATACGTGAGGTGACTAATCCTAGTGATCCACCAACACGCTCGAATGCACCACCTGCCTGTGTACCTACGGCTTCTGCTGCATCACCTATTTTATCTTTGAGTTCACCTGCTGCCGCACTTAATTCACGATACTTTGCACTATCGGGTTCTGTATTTGCAAGTTCAGCCTGTAACTCTCGCAGCTGTGCTTTGAGTGATTTGCTAGATGCAACTACTTTATCTTCCTCAACAACCAGTTCTTGAAAATCTGCACTCGCAGTTTCAATGCTGGACGTGTCAACCTTTGTATCTTTTAGTTCCGTGTTTAGTTGGTCCGTTGCACTTGCTAGTTGTGTAACTGGTGCAACCACACCTTCAACAGCATTGCCTACATCGGTTAAGTTATCCGTGTTAATATCCGCAACCGCCTCTCCGATGTTGTTAATTTCACTTACAACTTCATTTGTATTGATTCCCGTAAGCGCACCATCAATACTAGTGATTTCACTTACTGCATTACTTGCATCGATTCCACTAATGGCTGTGCTAATCTCGTTCAAGTCAGCAGTTACATTAGTAGCATCTATGTTGTTGAGTTCGGTATTGATGTTGGCTATCTCACCAACCACGTTGCTAGTATCAATTTGATTGACGCTATCACCTATACCTGTTATCTCACTAATCAGATTTGTTGTGTCTATCTGACTAAACTCTTCATTGATTTGGGCAATCTCATTAATAGCCGTGCTAACATCAACGGAGGCAAGTTCACTATTGATGTTTTGTATTTGCCCCGTAACATTGCTAGTGTCGACTGCATCCAGTGCAACGTTTACACTATCAACTTGACTAACCGCTGTTGACGCATCTATTGTTGACAGCGCACTATTGATATTCTCAATATCACCTACAGCATTTGCCGTGTCGATGTTAGATATTGACTGACTTAATTGCTCAACATTTGTTGTATCTACGCCACTGATTGCATTGCCAACAGACTCAACATCCGTTGCGATGTCTTGAAACTTGCCTGTCTCAATTGATGTGATGCTTTCCTCTACCGCCTTTATTTGAGTTGCCAGCGTTTGGAATTGCTCATCATTAGGGCTAAGCTCATTGAGTGCTTGATCTAAACGAATGAGTTCGTTATACAGCGAATCAACAATGGCTGTTGTAGCCTGTGTGGTTGTGCCTAGGCTAGTTAGATTCTGCTCAGCCTGCGTGGTATCAATGACAAATGTTCTTACAATAGGTTCAGCCATTAGTATATAAGTTTAGCGATTAAATAGATTAGTCCAAAGAATAAGAACGTGCGCCATACGTATAGCGTTGCATACCATAACACACGCTGCCACTTCCGAAGCGCATGGTTGTGTCGTGGTTTGCAGTTAACACCTAGCTGTAAATAGCGCATTGAGTTTTTAATTGAATCCATTATGCTGTTTTATTTTGTTGGTATTGTAATGACGTGTTTATAATGAAGACCGCAGGAAACACAACACCTGTGATTGTGACATTGATGCGATGCTCATCCGGATTTGTTGCTGTGTCAATGCCAAATGTAAACGTGTACAAACCTATCGCACCAATTGTACTAATCGTTGTAATTGCACTAGCACCTGCAATACCGCCTATTTTTTCTAGTGTAAAGTGTAGCAGTCTTGTTATACTCGCGTTTGATGCATCTTTGATGGTCACGTTAAGCAAGCAACTCCACAACGTGTCGTCGGGCATGTCTATGTACTCACCTGCCTTGCCTTCAATGTACAAGTTTTCAACTTGACCAGATGCCGTTATGGTTGGATAGCGATGCAAAGCGAACTGACCAAACTGCGCCCATCCATCTTCAGTTGATGCATTGTTGCCTGCTCTGTAGCCACCGCCCACGTGCATGCCCGGAAGATTTGTTGTAACATTTTTGCCTAGCATTATGTTACCATTGACATTCTTTGTCAACTCTAAACGTTCACCAACCGCAAGCATGTTTCTATTGCCATCTGCAATGGTCACGTCAGTTCCTGTGATAGATGAATTGGTTATACTTAGATTACGCCGTTGTGCTTTGATTACACGCGGTGAAGGATTGGTTGCTGTACCTGTGGTTGGTGGTGATGGTCTTGTACCTGTTATAGTACCCCAACATATAGCATTGGCCTCGTCCCAAGTAAAGCCGTAGCGAGTGCAACAATTTTCATTTGATGCAATTGGGTCACCATTATAGTCTGTAAATATAATTTCCCCATTCGGTAGCATGTCAGTTGGCACACCATTGCAATCTTCTGAATCTTCAAGAAACTTTAACAACTTAACTTGGGTGCTTTCATACATGCCTACCTTATAGTCATTAACTTCAAGTATGCGCCAATAACTATCCTGTATCCATATTTTATCACTAAACTTAAAACTAACAATATCTTTTAAATTAAGCGCAAAAGAGGCTTCCATTATTCTAGCTTCAGGCGAATACAAAGCATTCATATAACTACGCCAATACTTGTTGAATAAGTTGTTGTATGGATTAGTATTAATAAAGTGAGGTGGAGTTTCAGGTGCCCAGTTTAAATCTTCATCATCGATAGATGCAACAACAACACTGTAATTATTTAGCACTGGTATGGCATCGGTCACAACTGTGCTAGTGGTATCCTTAAAGAGTTTAATATTAACCGTACCCGCTTCAAAAAGGCAACGCGGCCCCGGTGCAACGAACTCTAGCGATTCATTATAAAACAAGGGCATCACATAACCACTAAAGTTGATTACACCACTTGGTGTTGATCGCGTGACAAGCTGCACTTTTTGGTCACCAATCACGTAGTCACTTGGTGGTGTGCTAGGATTAACCGTATATCCGATTGCTTCATAGTCACCATAAATCCTGTTTACGTTTCGATATGGTCGTGCAATAATATCTTCACCCGCTGTATAGGTGAATTGAAACTTGGCCTTTTGTAAATCTACCGTGCTGCTTATGACTATGTCCTTACTTGTGTCAAGCTTGTTCGTCCAATCGAGCGTGTCGCCACTACCCAAATAGCTATTCTGTGGCACTATATAAATCTTATTTGGTATTGCCCTATCAGCTACAATAGCGCAGTTATGCATCTTGATTACGTCAGTGACCAAATCAATTTGTCGCATATCGGGTGCGTTCAGGTTATATGTAATTGGTTGACCGTAGTACAAATTTGCTGCGGTCATTGAAAAGGTTGTAGCCGTCCCTGAATTTATTGAAACGAAACCACTACCTGCTGCAAATGTTTGTAATGCTTTTACCTGAACTGTCCAACCTGTATCAAGGGGTACTGTAACAGTTGTATCAATCACACTACCATTGTCAATCGTACCGATAAAAACTTCATTAAAGTTAGTTACACCATTGATTGAAAGAGAAACAATAACATCAATGGGATTAGCTGTAAAATTGGTAAATTGAGCAGTAATTCTAAATGTAAACAAACCTCCACCTGGTGCAGTATATGTATATGTTGCAGGATTGAAATTGCTATTGTTATCAAAAACCTCTGTATCAAATGGAATGGTCGTCATGAAACTATTCACACCTACAGATGCACTTGGATAAGCTTGAAAGTTATAAGTGTTTAAAGCGCTTGATGTATTTAGTGTTTGACTATTGCACCAAGGCATCCAGTACGTACTTAGTATTGTTTCGAGTGTACCCGCTGCAAGTTCAAACCCCGCCTCCTTAACAATATTGCTAAACAAATACCACCAACTAAGAGCAGGTGTTAGGTCACTTGCAAATACAGGTGTTGATGCGGTAGTTAGTGATCGCGTACTTTCCTCACCGCCTTCACTCCATAATTGACCACGATCTAAAATCGTCCAAATACGGTCGGCACTTGGTGTTGTTACGTTTACGTAGTTAACCGTTTCATCCAATGACGTCAATGCACCCAAATCTTGAAGCTTGTTTTCTCCAATGTTGCGAACTAAATCCGGTGTTTCCGCATAGAATGCTAACTCAACTTCATTGATACGGTTCTGTTGCTTGTATATCTTACGCACACGAACATACCCCGTTGCAATAGGAAGCGTGTCAACACGTATCTCAGCGGGCAGCTTATAGTGAAAGTAGTTTGCTTCTCCTGAATCTACGTTAACATCGAACAAAGCACCTAATGCAAGTTGATTTGTTGCGCTAAATGGTACTCTGAACTCGCGACTAAATGCACCTTGTGCAGTAAAGTTATTGAGGTCTTGAAACTTCCAGTTTTGCGAAATGCTTTCGTTCTCGAATAAATCTAAAAAGTATTCACCACCTGTGCCCAACATAAAGTACCCACCAGCAGCTGCTGAATAATCTTGCAGCCATGTACCTCCAAAGTTTAAACGTGTTTGACCCGGCAGTGGTGAATCAATTACGGGCATTGAGATTAGCGTTTTAACTACGCTTTGCCCTGCTGCGTTAAACATAGTTACACTATCACCTGTTACTAATGCGGCCACTTCAGGTCTACTAGTAACAATTAAACGCGATAGCGCAAAAATGCCTACAATAAGCGGGTTATTACTAATGCTATCAATCCTTATTAGGCCGCTATTGTTTACTATTAATTGTACTTCTCCGTTCATGTTATGTCCAGTAATTATTTGATAGACGCACTTTCAAAGTTACGTTGTACAGCTTGCCATCGCTTGAGCGCTTTTCAACATAGGATGTGTCATCGATGTTTACAGGTACTTCAATAGGCTTGCCTGCGTCATCTGTTAGCCATGTGACTTGATTACTTACGAGCAGACCACGAAGCAGTATAAATTCGCCCTCCGTGATATAATCAGATGTAACCGTTAGCACTTGTTGCGCTAAATTTTGACGTTGTGTTAATGATCTATCGTTTGTGCTAAAGATGGTATTAGTGCCATTGAAAAGAACTTTGCGATATTGCTTGCGCTCAATCTCGTTTGTTATCTCAGACTTCTTTGTAAAATTGAAATAGTCCCAACCACCACGCGAATTAACCCAACCTAGACGCATGTTAGGCCAATTGCAATCAGCCTGCCCGTAGTCATGTGCGTTGTAAAAGATGTATGTTTCGCTTACTCTATCGCCTGATGCGTTAATAACTACAACCGTGTAGCATCTCCAGTTTGGAAACAGCGATGGTTTAACAATTAACCCTGTCCAATCATTCAAGTTTGCAGGATACACTGGAAGATTCTCGATGTCGTAACCATTCAGCGAAATGGTTTGAGTTAATACGGATCCGGTTGAGCTGAATATCTGAATGCGAAAGCTTACAGCTGTATTGTTGTTGCTTAGATATGTATCATTGCCTGGTATGGATAGCACACCATAATCATTTTCAAGTACAGGAATCCAAATGTTACTGGTTGGTGTGCCAAATAACCACGACTGACTGAGATAAAAAGGCGAAGTGTCAATAGTACGGTCACTCATTGCCAAAGATGCATTGGTAGTAAGCGACTGTTTTACTTTAGTGCTACCTGTCTCAACGTTTGGTTTATATCCATCGATGACTTGAAAATATCCATTAACAACTAAAGCATCATTTCCATCAACGGAGCTGCCTGCATTTTCAGTAAACACACCATCTACAATCCACCATTCAGTAAGTGTGAACGTAACTGTAAGACCACTATTATCTAGTTGCGTATTATCTGTGGCAAAGTGAAAGTTCTGCGGTTCAACATTGCGCATCGTGTCAAGCAATGGATTCATGTCGAAGTACAGCCTATCGTCAGGCGCAGGATTGAGATAGAACTGATATGGCGTTCCTTGCAATATCACTTGAACACCATACTTGAAACCAACGTTAGATGTTTCATCGCTGATTGCAACTATCATTAGCTTCTGCCCACGTAACGCCCACTTATATGGTTGGTCATTTATCGTTATTGCCATTATCTTTTATTTAGTAGTAATCGTTGTTCAATTGATTTGATGTAGCCATCCATCAACTTGTCTTTGTATTCGTCCCATGTGTCGTCTATTGCTTCACTATAGTAGTTGATACCTTCAATACCCTTTTCGCCTATGCTCTTTGCAATGGCAATAGCTGCACTCTTAATGCTGCTCTCAGTGGCACGTATAAACTCACCCTGTCTATTGCGAAGCTTCAAAGGTTTTATCTTAATCCACTTCATAATTTCCTTGTATGGTGGTCGTTTAGTAGGGTCACCCGGATAAGGTCTTCTACCAAACTCAATCACATCTGCGTACTTTCCTGCCTCATCATTGCTCACGGTGAAATCAATGGTGGGTTTATTGTAGCGAATCTTTAAGTTGTAGTATAGTGAGTTGAGCAAACGTCCCGATGCAACTCGATTGACTGTCTTGCCACGCACCCTGCGTTTAATGCGCAGGTTTGATTGCGCACGTTCAACAACAGCCAGTGCATATTCGTTCAGTATGTTTTCAAACTCATTGCTCATGGTATCTCAGTCAAGAAGATAGTGAAGGCTGTTGAAGGGTTGGCAATTAATAGTGTGGCAAAACGTTGTGCTTTAACAGGATCAATGAGTGCTTTGCTTACGCGATTGCGATTAACTTGCACAGTATCTCCTGCGGTTGACCATGTTAGTGATCCATCGGGATTTTCTACAGGGTCGAGATAGTCACTACCGCATTTGAAGATTATCACTTGCCCGTTATTATCAACTATAAAGTTGTTGCCGTCAAAGTCTATTGTCATATTGATAGTATTACTTGATTAGAAAGTACGTTTGCACTCACCGTTGTTGCGTTGTTTTGAAACTTCATACCCATCAAATCACCCTGTGCAACCGTCATACTATTAACCAAATCGCTAAATACCCCTGCTGCACTTCCTGCGGCAATAGTCAAGGTCAATGCTTGGTCTACGCTGTTCTTTCTTACGGTGCAAACTAGCGAACCTGTAGCGGGTTGTGCGGTTGATGTTTGCACATATAACTTTGTCAATGTACCTGCTGTGGCAATTGGTGTTCTACGCAATGTGTCCGCACTTACTATCGATAGCGCACCTGCGAACAAGCAACCAAAGTAAGTTGAGGACGCTGCCACGTTGGTAGCGTTTTGAGATTGAAAAAGTAAGCTTGTTGAACTTATTAAAATGTTACCACTTCCAAGCAATGACGTCGAGTTAATCGTTTTGATGTTTGTGCCACTTACAAGCGCATCCTGCTTGGCATTAAACGTTGACCAGTCTGCACTATTTAATGCACCCCGATTTGCCGCACTGGCTGTAGGTAGGTTGAACGTGTGTGTGCTTCCTGTGCTACTTATTGCAAAGTCAGTTCCTGCTGTGCCTGTAGTTAATGTTTGAACAGCACCTGTAAGTGAATTGATGGCTGTGATGCCTGTACCCGCTAAGATGCCTGCCTGTTGAGTAACAGTTAAGATTGAGGATGGTATTGCCGGATGTGGAGCTGTAGGACCAGCAGCTACTATTTCAACATTAGTATTGCTCGTTGACCACATTAGTTGGACATAATCTCCGGCTACTAAATCGAGAACATAATTCCAAGCAGCAACAACTGGAGAGGCATTAGCACTGCCAGTAAGCACTATTTTCCCAGTGGTTAAAGGAATGTCAACACCATTTTTTCTTATCCAAATATCCGCAATCATGTTGCCGCTACCACCTGTTTTCTCCATTTGCAGAGAAAACTGAATGTTATAAATTCCTGTATTTGCTAAGGTTACTCTTGTAGGATTTCCGCTCCCATCATTTACAACGGTTACACCATTGGATAGATCAGTAGTATTGAACTTTACTGGATAGGCAGTATTCGCACTAACCGCTGTTTGTGTCGTGTTATCTTGAAATGCACCATAGTAACCTGTTGGCGTTGGTGTGGCTGTGTTGTTTAACACGCCTGCACCTG